TTATTCAATATAATTATCTTCCAGGATTTGGTATTTACGGGATTGGGCTTGCTCATCTTATAGGAGCAAACGCCATCACGCTTACAAAATTGTTAAGGCAGTTAGTAGATGCAGGTTCATTTAAAAATCTTCCAGGCGGTCTTCGGGCAAAAGGGTTTAAACAACAACAGAATGATTTAATTGTTGGCCCTGGTGAGTTCATAGAAGTTGACACTGGGGGGATTCCTTTAGCTGAAGCCTTTATGCCTCTTCCTTATTCTGAGCCTTCAAATGTACTTAGAGAACTCCGAAACGAGATCATGAACCAGACCAAAGAGCTTAGTTCAATAAGCGAGATGGGAATGCTTGACTCTAAAGAGGATATTGCAACTGGTACAGTAATGGCATTTTTAGAAACACAGAATCGTATTCAGTCTGCGGTTTTGCGTTCAATACACTTTTCTTTAACACAGGAGTTACAGTTAATTAGCCGCATATTTGGCAAAACCCTTGGAGTGGAAGAGTTTAGTTTTAATGCGCAAGCATATCAGATTTCATCAGTAGATTTTACAGATGAAGTAACTATTATCCCCGTTTCTGATCCAGCTACCAATTCCACTGTTCAAAGAATAATGAAAGCTAGGGCAACAATGGAAGTAGCAATGCAAGCTCCAGAGCTTCATGACCTCAGAAACGTTTTTGCTATGGTTTATAAAGCTCAAGGGCTTGATACTCAGGAAATAGACGGCATTTTAAAACCTCCGCCTTCACAAGAACAGGAAACGTTGCCGCTTGATCCTATTACTGAGAATGTCAATGCTTTAAAAGGGATACCGATTAAAGCTGCTATCTGGCAAGAACATGCTGCTCATAAACTTATTCACGGAGAGTTTGCCAAACAAAACCCTGATTTACAACCTATTTTACTTGCTCATATTAAAGAGCATGACGCATTTGAATATTTAATACAGATGCAGCAGTTACTAGGGCAAGAGTTACCGCCGCTTGATCAAATACAAGACCCACAAATTCAAAATACCATTGCTTTAGCTATAGCAGATGTATTGCCTGAGTCTTCCACTCAAGAAGCAGGTGCTCAAGTTGATCCTAATGCACTATTAATGGCCGACATACAGCAAAAACAAGCTGAGATAGCAGCTAAAGAAAGAATAGCTAACTTAAAAGCTGAGACAGATATTTTCAAAGCACAGCTCGATTTTGAAAAAGAAAAAGCAAAAATTGAGTCTAACGAAGATATGGCGAAGTTAAAATCAGAAACCGAACTAACCAAACAGGAGTATCAAAATGAAAATTACTAAGAATATGAAAGCCGGTTATCAAGGCAAAAAAGATTCAATGAGAGAAATGGCCGAAAGGTTATTAAATAATCCAGGACATGCAAAAGATGTTTACCCTTCAAAATCTGCTGCTGATAAAGAAAAAATGAGACCTTATAAAAAAGGTGGTCATGTCAAAGATCATATGGGGCATGAGAAAATGGAAACAAAAAAACAGGAAAAGATGGAACATAAAAAAAGGGGTGGTTCTGTAAAAGGGGATTGTCAAAAATTTGCTATGGGCGGCGTAGCTAAAATTAGGCATGACGAAGCTACCCCTCAAGGCTTACCTAAAAAATTTAAGAAAAAATCATTAAAAGGCGTTCTTTAATGATTTATTTAAAAATTATTGATGGGATCAATAAAGCTAGAAGTGAATTTGAACAAACGGTAGCAGATGGAAAAGTCCATGATTATGAAACTTATAAATATTTTGTAGGTCGTATTCAAGGATTAAAAGATGCTGTTGAAATATGCCACGACACAGTAAAAAGGAGTAACAATGATTAAAAATACTGAAGATTTAGGAATTGATATAAATAATTTTTCTATAGAAGAAGAAATCAAAAAATTTCAGAATATCAAGCCACAAGGTTGGACAGTAGTAGTACGTTTATATACTGAACCAAAGATTGTAAATGGCATTTTTAGGCCTGATGTAGTACATGACGAACAACAATACAGAAGTTGTGTAGGACTTGTTGTTGCCAAATCAAAAGCTGCTTATTTAGATCCTCGCTATGATCAAACTGGAGAATGGTGCAAAGTAGGTGATTGGGTAGTTTTTCCACGTCATGCAGGTTACAAAATAAATTGTCATAAATTACCAATCTTTGTTTTAAAAGAAGATGCAATTGATTTAATAATTGACGATCCAAGAATTATTGAAAGAGTTTGAATAATCTAAGTAAAGTCTTAGGAGCTCAGGAACTTTGACAACTTTACTTAGTACCCCAGTTTTTACAAAAAAGGAGCGATAATGAATATATCACCAGAAATGTCTAATGACAATCAAGAACAATTAATACAGGAAGACACTAGTGGTCTTGCTGAAATTCAAGCTGCCCTAGATGAAATAGAAAAGCTTAAAAATTCTACAAACGAAGAAAAAAAAGAAGATAAGGAAGAAAAAGAAGATAAGGAAGAATTAATAACTAGCGATGTTGAAATTGTTTCTGAAGAAGAAACAGAAACTCCAAAAAAGAAAGATAAAAAACTTTGGAAAGAAATAAAACGTAAATATCAAGTAATGGCAGAAAAAGAAGCCTTACTAAAAGAAAACGCACAACTTAAACAAATGCTTGAGGAGTCTTTAAGTTCAGGAACTTATCATTATGGAAAAAGTGCGTATGGAGACCTTGAAAGAGCCAAAGAAAATAAAAAAAGAGCTATTGAAGAAGGTGATGTTGATGGTCTTATTGAAGCTGATCTTACTTTAACTAAAGCTATAAATGCTATAAATGACCTTGAAAAATGGGCTTATACAGGGAATGCAAAAAAACCTGAAAATCCTTCTCCTGTAAATAATAGTTTGGATTACGGCGAGACTGAAACTGAGATAATTGCTGATTGGCTTGATGATCATCCATACTTGCAACCAACAAATTCTAAATACAATTCTACTTTAGCAAATCAGGTAGCAGATTTTGTTAATAACTTAGATGCGACTTTAGAACAAAATGGTCAAAAAGATGTGTATTTTTCAGAAGATTATTTTAATGCAATTGATAATTACATAAATTATTTAAAAAAAAATCAAACAAAAGCAGCTAAAACTTCAGAAGCAGCAGCGCATGTAGGTGGAGTTAGAAATTCTTATGCTTCTTCTTCCCCTGCTCAAACTGGAAGTTCAAAACAAATTATTCTTACTGCTGATGAAAAAAGAATGTGTGCAAATGCAGGCATCCGTGAAGAAGAATGGCTTAAGTATAAATTAGAAGATTTAAAAAAAGGAAAATAATTATGGCGCGTATTACAAGAGAAGCAGAAACAAGAGTACATGAAATGAGAGATGTATATGACATGGACTATACAAGTCCTCTTTCTATCCCTCCTGGAGTTGAAAAAGATGGTTATTCGTATAGATGGGTAAATACTGGAATTAAAGGAGCTGAAAGTTATAGAGTAGAAGAATGCGCTTCCAAAGGATGGACACTTGTTCCCGCGGATAGAGCTCCAAATTATTGTTTTGATCCATTAGACCGCAATCCAATGTATAAAAAATATATTTGTTATAAAGACGTGGTATTAATGGAATGCCCTGAAATTTTTACTAAAAAAGCTACTGAAAGCTTACATCGTCTTAATGATAATAAAATTAAATCTTTGAGAGGAGTTAGTAATGATATGGGTAGTTTTTCAAAACCGCTTAATTCTATAAATAGTTTTTGATTATGCCTTATACCATACTAACGGGTACAACCAGCTTTCCTGCTCAATATCCTTATCAATTAATTAATTTAACTTCAAATATTACACTTGTATGGGCTACTTCATTTACAAGTGGTATAGCAGCAGCTGGTTACAATGAAATTACCACAGCTGCTAATGGTTACATAATTACTTTGCCGGATGCTACATTAGCAAGTGAAGGAGTTGATGTTATTTTTAGTAATTTGTCTGTATACGATTTTATTGTAAAAAGAAATGACGGAACTACTTTATATACAGTAACTCCAGGTGTTATTGTTGATCTAAAATTAATCGATAATTCTACTGTTGCAGGAGGGTGGCGTATTATTCCTTGGGTTGGCGGATATAACGGAATCGTATCGTTTACTGCTCAGTCAACAGATAATAGCATTGTAATTACCAATGGCAACAATATACAACCCCCAGGGGCTACAATTAATTTTCAATTACCAAATTCCATTAAAAACCTTAATAATGTAGCAACAACTGGTTTTCCAGTTATTACAGCAACAAATCCGCTTACATGGATAACTAGAAACCTTGTAGCTGGTGATAATATAACCATCGACAACAATAATGGGATTAATGCTAATCCAATAATTAGTGTAAATGATACATTAAGTGGTCTTACTTCTGTGCAGGTAGGTAATTTTATTATAAGCAGTAATACTTTAACTAGCAATCAAGCCAATGGTACTTTAGATTTTAGCAGTACTGGAAGCGGTTATTTAATACTTAACGATGTTACGATAGATTCTACTGGAAATATGGTCGTTAATGGCAATCTGGAAGTAGATGGAACTTTCAAGAATCCTTTTACTCCAAAAGCCTGGTGTGTTTTTACCGATGTATTAAATAATACTGCTCATGATATTACTTTAGTCTCTGGCGCCAACGTAGCTTCTGTAGTATTTGTATCAACAGGTAATTATCGAATAAATTTTATTACTGCATTACAAAATATTAATTATGGAGTAACAATTAGTTTAGGTACATCTGGAGGAAGTAGTCCTGCTGTGTTACATGGATTCTGGTCAGTAAAAGAAACTACTTATGTAACTATTACAATTGTTAATGCAAGCGGACAATTAGCATCCTCATTGCCCAATGGGGCGACTGTAACAATAATGTCTGTTTAAATTGTTAAAAAAAATATAATTATAAAAAATATGTTATAATAACTATTAAGAACAAATAAGAAGTTTCTACGTAACTTTAAAACGTATTTTTAGGTTTTTATCCTTGTCCTCAAAAAAGGATATTTTTAGTCAGGCGAGACTTAAAAACGTCTAATTAGGTTCTGCATCTTTCCTCTAAAAAGATTTCAAAAATTACAAATAGTTTCTACGCAACTTAAAAGCGTCCGCAGGGTTTGACTTTCTTATCCAAAAAGAATCTTAAATAAATTTTTTATTAAACAAATTTAACGAGGTTTTTATGGCTTACGGAGTCAATGCTCCTTTTGGTCTACGCCCGCTTTCTTCAATAAGTGGAGGCAGCTGGACTGAAAAAACTAATGAATATTTTATTGCTGCTACTGCTGATGGCGCAACAACTTACGGAACATCTATTTTTACTGGTGATCCGGTTATCTGGAATACTGCTCTAGCCAATCAAGGAGGAGGTACTATTGCAAGATATGGTTTTAATACAGATGGAACCGCAGGAACAAATACGACTTCAGTTCTTGGTGTTTTTATGGGATGTGAATACATTTCAGTAGTTAACGGCGCAAACACTTTAATCAAATCAGCTTATTGGCCTGCTGCAACCAGAGTAGTAGCTGGTACTAAAATTAAAGCGTATGTAATAGATGATCCAGATGTAGTTTATGATGTTCAAGTTTCTACTTGGACTAACACATTGAATGACGCAAGATTTCCTTATGGTCTAATGGGTCAAAATTTTGGTTTAGGACTTGGTGGTGGCGGCGCAAACTTAACGCCTCAAAATCCAGCTGACGGAAGTACCCTTACTGGACAATCAGCAGTTTATTTAGCCAAAGTATTTACAGCAAATAATCCTGCTAACACTTTAGTAACTTTACCTTTAAAAGTAATTGGATACACAAAAAACCCTAATAATTTAGCAAATCCAATTAGCTATACCGCAGATGCTACAACTGCACCTTTCTTAAATGTAATGGTTCAAATTAACAATCATACCTACAGAGCTGGTTCTCTTGGGGTAGTAGCAGCATAAATTTATAGAGGAGGAATAATTATATGATTAATACCGGTCAAATTGCTCAGTTACTACGTCCTGGATTAAAGGCAGTTTTTGGGCAATATCCAACATATCCTGAACAATGGACAGAGATATTTAAAACTTATCAATCCGACAAATATCAGGAAATCGAAGTAGAAATGAAATACCTTGGTGCCGCTGATATTAAACCAGAAGGACAACCAATCGCTACTGATTCAATGGGTCAAAGGATTGTAACTAACTACATTCATAGAAGGGTAGGTTTAAGTTTTACTATTACAAAAGAAGCAGTAGAAGATAACTTATATCAAAGTCAGTTTCCACAACAAGCTGTATCTCTTCGTAATTCTTTAAGAGTAACCAAGAATATTTTAGGTGCAAATGTATTAAACAATGCTTTTAATGCTGCTTATCCTATAGGAGATGGTCAACCAGTTTGTTCTACTGCTCACCCTATCGATGGCGGTACATTTTCAAATGCTTTTACAGCAGGAGGTGCAACTGTTGATTTTAGTGAAGCAGGTGTTGAACAAGCTATAATATTGATTCAAAAATTTCCGATGCAAAGCGGTATTTTGTCTCAGACAATGGCCAAAAAAATGATTTTGCCAAGAGAATTGCAATTCTCTGCTTCTAGGCTTCTAAATTCAGCTTTCCGTGTTGATGTAGCAAACAACGATATAAATGCTTTGTATCATAATGACTACATTCCTGATGGATATAGAATTAATCAGTTTTTAACTTCTCCAACTGCTTGGTTTATTATTACTGATGCAGAAGATGGTTTAAAACATTTTCAAAGAACGGCAGTTGAAACTGATACTTATGTAGATTTTGCTACAGACAATATTATGGCGAAGGCAACTGAAAGATATTCTTTCGGAATTTCTAACCCTCGCGGAATTTTTGGATCTCCAGGTGTTTAATTGGTAAAATATTAGCTAACCTATAGTTTTATAGGTTAGCTAATAAAAAAGGAAATGTAATATGTCTCTTCGTACTGAATTAAAATGGCCGATTATTGATACTGAAGCTGTATGCGGTTTGCAAAGTAGGACGGGCGCAGGTGTTCTGGATTTAACCACTGGCGCTTTGTATAACATTCAAATTCCTAATCAAATATCTTTTATTGATAATGGATTTATAAGAGCCGCATCTGTTACTACAGGAGGCACTACGGCTAGTGGAATAAATTTTATTATTAATGGTCTTCAAAATGGAGCTTTTGTTACTGATACTATAGCTGGGCCTAGTGCTAATACCACTGTTTACGGAACAATATATTTTGACATTATTACGTCTGTAACTGTTACTGGAACCGTTACAGACGTTTCAGTAGGAACGGGAAAAACGGGATATTTACCTTTAATTCAGTTAAACACTCTGAATACTAACAGTTATATCAATTATTCTGGTTCTGTCGTGCTTAACGAAACTGGAATTACTTACTCGTTACTAGAAACTTTAGAAAATGTTTCTAACAACTGGATTCCTTTACAAAATCAAAGTTCTGTATTTTTTCCAAGTCTTGGATTTACCAATGAAACTACTAATCAAATAGGAAATTCTACAAATATTGTAAATTATTTATTATTAAATGTAACCGCTTCAACTTCTCCTACCACCAATACTTTAAACTTTATATTAATACAGGCTTAATTATGGCAAGATTTTTAACGTATACTTTTCCACCCGGCAATACTCAGGACGTCTGTTTAATACAAAATATTGCAGGAGCAGCTAATCTTGTACTAAATGGTAATTTAGTTGATAAAACTACAAATACATTAAATTTTCTTAAATATGGTTATAGTAGGCAAGTATCTTTAACTTCTGCTAATAACTTATCAGCAAGACAATTTACTATTACCGGTATACAAAACGGAGTTATTTTAAATGAAACCATAGGAGGACCAAATAATAATACAGTTTATTCTACTAACGTTTTTGATACAATCACTGCAATTAGTGTTAATGGCGCAGTAAATGGAATATCAATTGGAACTGGGTGGCAAGGTTTTTTTCCACTAATAGATATTAATCTTGAAAAAGATGTCATTAATTACACATTAACGCTTGCAACAGATGGCAATAATAATTCTATAGCTATATTTGGAACAATAGATAATATAGTAAATAATGGTGATACTTATTTAAATATGGTCGCCAATAACTACAATTTATTTACTGTCAAAACTCTTGGTGTTGTAAATCAATTCGCTTATTATAATTATCCAGGAACATCAGCAAGTCTCAATCCTATTTATTCATCTTTTGTAATCCAATTAGGAACTGCTGCCGCAGCAGCAATAAACGTTCCCATAAAACTTAATTTTATTCAAACTTAATTTCAAAGGTAATTATATGGCACGCAGTAGAGCAGCAAAAAATTCAATGATGGAAACCGCAAAAAAACCTAAAAAATGGATTCAACAAGCTATTAACCCGGAAACTAAAGGAGCTTTACATAAAGCCCTCGGAGTTGCCCCTGATAAGAAAATTCCAGAAAAAAAACTGGAAAAAGCCGCTCATTCTAAAAATCCTTTAACCAGAAAAAGAGCTGACTTAGCAGAAACTTTAAGAAAATTTCATTAATGGTAAATTATGCCAACTACTTCAGGAACATATAATTTTCAGGTTATTGAAGTCGAACTGATTATTAGAGAGGCATATGAGCGAATTGGTATTTTAGGAGAATTTGTTGAAGCCCAAAAACTTAATGCTGCACGAGCGAGTATAAATTTTCTACTTTTAGAGTGGATGAATAAAAGTGTTAATCTCTGGACACTGGAATCTACCTTTTTACCCCTTGTAACTAATCAAGGACAATACATTTTTGAAAATATAGTAGGGGATGTTATCCAAGTAAATCTTCGAACTTCTACCCGTCAGTTAAATGGTACTCCAATTTCTTCTAACGGAGACGCTGCAAATGCTTTTGACGGAAATCCAAATACTTCCTGTGATGCTGGCAATAATGGATGGATTGGTTATGATTACGGTGCGGGGAATACACAGCAAATTAATTTTATAGGTATTCAGTCAGCAACAACTACGGCTTATTCTCTAGCAGTTGAAACTTCTACAGATAGTAATACATGGAGTACTTTACATATAATTTCCACTCTAGCCCCTCCACAGTCATTTTCCGCTGGGTTTAATGTGTGGCTTAATATTCCAGTTCCAATAGATGCAAGATTTTATAGAATCAGAGAAACAGGGAATAAAACTTTAAATATTAGTGAACTTTATTTTAATAATAACGTTCTTGATATGCCTCTTGCAAGTATAAGCAGATACGAATATTACACTTATCCAAATAAAACATTACAAGGACGTCCCACTGTTTATTATCTAGATAGCCAGATTAACCCTACTTTTCACTTATGGCCAGTTCCATCTAGCTTATATAACTGTATTCAATATACCTATAAAAAGATGATCCAAGATGTAGGATTATTTACTAATTCTTTACAAATCCCACAGCGTTTTTATCAAGCTATGGTCTGGGGAGTAGCTTATCATATGGCTTTAAAATACAATCCATCAGTAGCTCCTATGATGCAAGTAGAATATGATAAATCTTTCTCTTTAGCAGCTAATGAAGACGCAGAAATAACCCCTATTAGAATTTATGCTGATTATGATAAAGGGAGCTATTTATGAGCTGGGTCGAAAAATATAAAAGCAAATACGTTGTTATTGATCCTAAAAAACCTGCTGCTCTAGGGGAATGCGATGACAGCGGCTTTACCTTTAATCATAAAAACCTTGTCAAACAAATGGAATGGCGGGGAGATAACCTTGTCTGGACAGGATTTTTAAGAGGTAAACCTTATTTGGATGTTCCGCAAGAACAAAATAGACCTCCTTTAGTCAAAGCAGATCCAAGACCTATTACAAACCCAAGACTTCCAACACCTTATAACGATCCAGAATATCCACCTGTTCCTTCTTATAACCAATTGGTAGCTAAATTAAATAATCTTAACTGGAATTGGAAAAACTAAAAAATCATGAGTAAACAACAATACATTACTAATTCAATGAAAATGAAATACGATGTATTGTATAATTTTATTTCACCGGTTACTGGTAATATTATCGGAAATGGTAATATTGCTCCTAGTGATGCCACTTATATTTTACGAACCTCAAATGAGGCATTACCAAATGCACAGGCGTTAGATACGATAGGAAGTGGATACTTATATAATACTAATGGATCATTAAGTTCATTTTCTCCTATTCGTGGAAAAGATCTACCTAATCTTAGTGAAGATAAAATATGGATTGGTAATTTTTTTGGTAGACCTGTAGAAAAAAATTTAAAAGATTTAATTGATGATCTAGATTTAGGAGGAGGAGGAGTATCTAGCTTATTAGGGCTTGCTGGATTATTAGCAGGATTAGGAGGATTATTAGCAAATATTCTTAGCCCTGGAGGAAAAGAGACTTTGTTAGTAAAGAGTAATATAGATATGTCTCAAAATAGAATAACAAATTTATCTTCCTCTATACAAAATAATTACGACGCGGTAAATGCCCAATGGGTATGGGATTTATTAAATGATAAATTACTTATAAACGGGATGGGACTGAGCCATCTTGTTACAGGTAATGTCCATCCTGAGCTTTATATATTAGGAGAAACACAGTCCTTTAACTATAATCATAATTCATCTACTTTTAGATTAAACAATAGTTTTACTCCTACTAATTACGTTTCTAACCAGACATTATTTGAATTTAGAAATAATCTGTTATCAGGATTTAGATGGATTCATAGCACTAATAGTATTGATACTTACGGGTCTTTAACTTTACAAAACTTTATTAATGCTTCGCCGATAGGGACTAATCTATTAAATTTTAGCAACATAGGAATAGGTACATTTGTTCCTTTACAGTTCTATAATCCTTTAGGAACTAATTATGTAGCATTAAAAGCCGGTAATGTAACAAGCAATGTTACATGGACATTACCAATTGTTGATGGAGCATATGGTCAAGCACTTATTACCAATGGTTCTGGTATACTTTCATGGAGTAGTACAGGAGTAGGAAGTGTTACTAGTATAACAGCTGGGACTGGTTTAACCGGTGGGACTATTACAACTTCGGGAACTATAGCTATAGCTAATACAGCAGTTAGTGCAGGAAGTTATACATATGGAAGTTTTACAGTAAATGCACAAGGGCAATTAACATCCGCTTCAAGCGGGGCTACTCCATTATTGGTTTCCAACAATTTATCTGATCTAAATAATACAAGTACTGCAAGAACAAATTTAGGATTAACAAACATCGCTATTCAAACAGTTAGTCAATACAATACGTTAGTAGGAGGTGCATCTAATTCTTTAGTTTCAATTTCCCCTGGAACAAGTGGGTGGTTGCTAACTTCTAATGGGAGTGCAGCAAATCCAAGTTATCAAATATACACTGGGTCATCTTCACTTGTAACTGTAGGGACAATAACTAGTGGTACATGGAATGGAACTACAATAGGATTAAGTTATGGCGGCACAAATGCCAATTTAACTGCCTCTAATGGAGGTATTTTTTATTCTACGGCAACTAGTGGCGCTATTTTATCTGGAACATCAACTGCTAACCAGCTTTTATTATCAGGAGCAAGTGGCGCTCCTTCTTGGTCAACAGTAACACATCCTGCAACTACTACTGTTAATCAAATACTTTATTCATCTGCTAATAATGTTCTTAGCGGCTTAGCAACGGCTAATAACGGAATTCTTGTTACAAATGGAAGTGGGGTACCATCGATTTCCACAACATTACCAAGTGCTGTACAGAATAATATTACATCTGTGGGTACAATAGGAAGTGGGATTTGGAATGGGGCTACAATAGGTGTTTCATATGGAGGGACTGGAATTACAAGTACAACACCATATACAGTATTATGTGGAGGAACGACATCTACCGGAGGATTACAATCAGTTTCTGGGTTAGGTGCTTCAGGACAGGTATTAACTTCACAAGGAAGTGGGGCATTACCAACATGGCAAACTCCGTTACCTGGTACTGTTTCTAGTATTTCTCAAGGTTCTAATATTGTTTGCACTCCTAACCCTATTATTACAACCGGCACAATTGCTTTAAGTTCAACTCCATCAGGATTAACTTCGATTGGAGTAGGAAATTTATCATTAACGGGGAATACGATCAGTTCTACTAATACAAACGGCGACATTAATATTGCTCCTAATGGTAGTGGAGTTTTTATTGTTAATGCCGGCCCAATTGGCACTACTCAATGGGATAATCAACAAATTTTTTATGGAAATAGTAACTCTGGAAATGCCGATAATTTTAAAATAATTAATGTCAGATATACCGGTGGTTCTAATTGGCTTTCTTCTGAAATCAGATTGCAAAAAATAGTAGACTTCACTTATCAGCATTATATTTCATTCCGTGGTAATCCTGGCTATGCTTCTAAGCTTGTGTTTGGATTCGGAGGTTTAACTGAAGGAACTGAATTAGCAGTATTAAGCCAAGATGGTAAATGGACGATTGGCTCTACTACAACAACAGCTCCTTTAATGGTTTGTGATACGGCAAGTGAATATGCAAAATTTGGTAGCGTTCAAATTGTACGTGCTTATAATCCAGGAGATAATTTGTTTTATCTTGCTTTCGTTAAAGAAGGATTTGCTAGCGCTGGAGTAGGTTTTGTAAGAAATTCAATCAATCATATTTTGGGAATTTGGAATTCTCAAGACTGTTCAGGAACTCCATCGATTGCATTAGATAGAAACCAAAAAGTTGGTATAAATGTATCTATTCCGAATTATACTTTAGATGTAGGAGGGAATGTTAATTTTACAGGAAATATGACTGGCGGCACATGGAATGGAACTACAATAGGTGTTTCATATGGAGGGACTGGGATTACAAGTACAACACCATACGCAGTATTATGTGGTGGTACAACATCTACAGGAAGTTTACAATCAGTGTCAGGACTTGGAACATATGGTCAAATTTTAACTTCACAAGGCGCAAGCTCTTTACCAACCTGGACTACACGGATCATAGATACAGCGACTAGCGGAACATACAACTTTTTTGCTGGAACTAATGCTGGTGTAACATCTTCATTATTATCAGTACAAGCATTTGCCCCTCCATCTACATGTAATATAGCTGTTGGATATACTGCTTTAAGCGCATTAACTACTGGTAATAATAACGTAGGATTAGGAGTAGCTGCATTACAAGCTAACACTACTGGTAATAATAATATTGGTATTGGTTATTATGCTTTAAATAGTAATAATACTGGTTCAAACAATACAGCAATTGGTTATCAAGCTTTAAAAGCTAATACAGTTTCTAATAATACAGCAGTTGGATATAATTGTTTATCTTCTAATACGACTGGTAATAATAACGTAGGATTAGGATCAAATGCATTACAAGCTAACACTAATAGTTCACAAAACACAGGAATAGGGTATGCTGCTCTATATTCTAATACAAGTGGT